AAGATAGCGAGCAAGGTTGGAGCTTGATTTATCCGCACAATGACCAAGAGCATAAGCTTGCGGTGGAGAGAGTGGCGTTTTTGTTGAGTGAAAAACAAACCAAAATTCACATACAAGGTACTATACCGTCGGAGCTTAGGACGGGGGAGAGTATCGTGTTGATTTTAACAAAGACAAAGAAGTTAGCATGACGATGGAACGCATGTATTTGGCATGCTAAAGGTATAAAGAGGGGGCCCTAAAAAAAGATTTGTTAGTGGGCATCACTATGAAACAGAAGTGACGTACGAGTGTTATTCGTCTTCAATTCGTGACGGTGGCGTGCGTTGTAAAGAAATTGATGTTTCTGATAGCTTGAAGTGGGATTTAATCGAGCTAACTGATGTTACGGAAGCACAAGTAAAACACTATTTCAATTGTACGAAAGGGCCAAGCTTGCTAAAGAAGCAGGCATCAATTCAGGGGCATTAAGTGCTTACTTAAACGAAAACTACAAAGGCAATGTTGCAGAAATTGAAGCGAAACTGACCGCTTACTTTGGGCGACAAGCAACCTAAATAAACCACTAAAACTAAGAATTTTTTGAAGGCATAATTTTTCGCAGTTTTAATGGCTCGCAACAGCGGCTGGCTACAAGTGCGGTTTTGTATATTACATATTCACAACGGCAACAGTTAGACACAAGCGCACTTTCTTTAAACAATAGACGTCAATTTACAACACATACACAAAAAGGGCGATCTATGTCTGAAGAATATCTACATGGTGTCAAAGTCACAGAAATCAATCAAGCAATTCGCACAATTCAAAGTCTATCAACCGCAGTCATCGGTATTGTCTGTACTGCAAATGACGCAGACAATGAAACATTCCCACTCAATGAACCCGTTCTCATCACAAACGTGGCAGCGGCAATTGGCAAGGCTGGAAAACAAGGCACGCTTTCACGTGCGCTTGACGGGATTTCTGATGTAGTCAATTGCAAAGTGATTGTTGTGCGAGTGCAAGAAAGTGCGCAAGAAGACGAAGAAACAAAAGCAAGTGAAATGAACACGGCAATTATTGGCACAATCACAGAAGAAGGGCAGTACACAGGCTTGAAGGCGTTATTGATTGCGAAAAACAAATTCGGTATCAAACCACGTATTTTATGTGTGCCAAAATTCGACACAAAAGAAGTCGCCACAGAGCTTGCAAGTATCGCCGCCAAACTCAACGCATTTGCTTACATTTCATGTCAAGGGTGTAAAACGAAAGAACAAGCGGTGCAATATAAACGCAACTTCTCACAACGTGAAGTCATGCTGATCATGGGCGATTTTCTGTCATTTAATGTCAACACATCAAAAGTTGAGATTGACTATGCCGTCACTCGTGCGGCGGCAATGCGTGCATATCTTGATAAAGAACAGGGCTGGCATACGTCTATTTCAAATAAAGGCATTAATGGCGTGAGCGGTGTCACACAACCACTCTATTTTGACATTAACGACAGCTCGACTGATGTGAACTATCTCAATGAACAAGGCATCACGTGTTGCGTGAATCATAATGGCTTTCGTTTTTGGGGCTTACGCACGACTGCAGAAGATCCATTATTCAAGTTTGAAGTGTACACCCGCACTGCACAAATCTTAAAAGATACGATTGCAGGGGCGTTTGATTGGGCAGTGGATAAAGATATTTCTGTCACGCTAGTGAAAGATATTATTGAAGCAATCAATGCGAAGTGGCGTGATTACACCACAAAAGGCTACTTAATTGGCGGTAAAGCGTGGCTTAATAAAGAGCTTAACAGTGCAACGAATTTAAAAGATGCGAAGTTGTTGATCTCTTATGATTATCACCCAGTACCACCGCTCGAACAGCTAGGCTTTAATCAGTACATTTCTGATGAATACCTTGTTGATTTTTCAAATCGTTTAGCATCGTAAGGGGTAGAAAATGGCTTTACCACGCAAACTTAAATTGATGAATTTAATCATCGACGGTAACAAATATCTCGGCGAAGTCACGGAAGTGACTCAACCAAAATTAGCAATGAAAATCGAAGAATTTCGCGCGGGCGGTATGATTGGTTCGGTGGATGTCAATCTCGGGCTTGAAAAGCTCGAAGCGGAATTTAAAGCCGGTGGCTACATGGTCGAATTAATTAAAAAATTCGGCGGGTCAATCAACGGCATTCCATTGCGTTTTCTTGGCTCATATCAGCGTGATGACACAGAAGAAGTCACATCTGTTGAGCTTGTGATGCAAGGTCGATTTACTGAAATTGACAGCGGAAACAGCAAAGTGGGCGATGACACTGAACAAACATTCAAAGTGCCTTTAACGTATTACAAAATCATTGTTGACGGCAAAGATTTAATCGAAATTGATATGTTAAACAGCGTGTTTGTTGTAGACGGTGTAGATAAACTCGCAGACCATCGTGCCGCAATTGGCATTTAATTAAAGAACACATACACACCACGCCCCGAGAGGGGCATTTTTTAAAGGTAAAAAAATATGACAGAAAAAGCCAAATCAACAATTAAAGTGATTGCGTTATCCGTTGCAATTCAACGTGGTGAGCAAGAAATCAAAGAAGTACAAGTGATGAAACCGACTGTGCCAGCACTCAAAGGCTTAAAAATGTTTGATGTGTTGCAAGTTGACGTCAACGCAATGGAAATCTTATTGCCACGCATTACCGTGCCGAAATTGCACAAAGCGGACTTTGCACAAATGGCAGTTGAAGACTTCACCGAACTTGCGACGGCGGCAGTGAGTTTTTTAGGGAAGAACTCGACGGAAACGGAAGAATCTTAATCGCACCAAGCGTTGAGGATGCAATCGCTGATGTCGCAATGGTCTTTCACTGGCAACCCTCGGCATTTGATGACATGACGTTTAGTGAATTGATGGAATGGCGGGAAAAAGCACGTCAGCGGGTTGAAGTTGAGAGTTAAAGAATGAAACAAAGTGCGGTGAGATTTGAACAAAATTGACCGCACTTTTTGTTTTTTTAGGGGTGAGAATGTTACAAAACACAGCACTAGCAATATTAGGAATGTTCGTCTTTGCACGGTCAACAATTCCTTTTCAAACATTTGAGCGTGAAAGCAGTTGGCGACATCCGACAAATAGCATTGTGGGCGGTATGCCGAAAACGCAATTTACAGGCAAAGAGGGTGAAAAGGTCACAATTGGCGGACGGCTTGCGCCTGAAATCACAGGCGGTCGGTTTAGCATTAAAATGCTTGAGTTAATGGCAGACAGCGGGGGAAGTTTCCCGCTCATTGATGGGGCTACGTTTGAATTAGTCGGTTTTTTCGTGATTGAAAGCATAAGTGAAAGCAGAAGTGAGCTATTCGGTGACGGTGCGCCACGGGTGATTGACTTCACAATGAACTTGAAACGCACAGATGATCCGATTTTGATTGCACTAGCAGATAAAGTAATGAGTTTATTATGATAATTGATGAATTAATCAACGCAACAAATCACAGAAAGCCCGCATTTAGAATTATCGTCAAGACAAAAGACGATAAGAAAGACATTACACAGCTTGTCACTGACCGACTAATCAATCTGACGTTGACTGACAACCGAGGATTTGAAGCCGATTTGTTAGACTTAGAATTGAGCGACCACGACGGCAAACTCGCAATCCCGCAACGCAATGCCACAATTGAGGTTGCGATTGGTTGGAAAGGGAAAGGATTAATTGAAAAAGGCGAATTTTCAGTTGATGAAATTCAGTTTAGCGGTACGCCTGATAAATTGAATATTCGGGCCCGTAGTGCTGACTTAAAAAGTACATTGAGCGAGAAAAAAGAGCGGTCATTTCACAAAATCAAACTCGGTGAGTTAGTGAAACAGATTGCCGCAGATAACAAGCTGAAAGAGATTTGTGCCGACAAATTCAAGTCACAGCTTATCGAACACATCGACCAGCAAAACGAAAGCGACATTAATTTATTGAGTAGAGTGGCCGAACAATATGATGCAATCAGCACTGTGAAGAATGGGGCATTGCTTTTCATAGAACGTGGCAAAGCAAAAACGGCAAGCGGTAAAGATATACCACAAATCACAATCACAAAGAAAAGCGGTGACAGCTACACGTTTACAATCAATGAAAGTGACAACTACAAAGCCGTGCGGGCATATTGGCACAATCTCGACAACGGCAAGAAAGGCGAAGTGATTATTGATGAAAATACCGACGTGCAACGCGTAAACCGCACAACGAAAAAAGGCAAACAAAGCAAGTTAAAGAAAAACGTACTTGTGCAAACGCAACCGCTAACTAGCGACAGCGAGCAGATTAAAACCCTACGCCATACTTATAAAACGGAAGCAAGCGCAATTCAAGGCGCAAAAGCGGCATTTGACAAAATGAAACGCGGAACGGCATCGTTCAGCTTAACAATGGCATACGGTGAACCTGAATTAATGCCGGAAATGCCGGCAGAATTAAAGGGGTTTAAGACGGAAATTGACAGTAGTGAATGGATTATCACAAGCGTGACACATAACATCACAGATAGCGGTTTTACAAGTGCAGTTGAATTTGAGTTAAAACCGGAAGAGCAAGACAAGCAGTTAAAGAAAGATGAAAATTAAAAAAGGGCATTTAGCCCTTTATTAAGATTAAAGAATTAAGGATTATCAATACCACCGTTCGGGTATTTACAGCGATTTAATCTATTGATCGCCATTGTCCACCCTTTCAAAAATCCATATTTCTGAATTGCTAAAATAGCATAGTTTGAACAGCTAGGCTCAAAGCGACAAGCATCTCTTATTTTTTGAGGTGCAAGTCGTTGATAGAGAAGAATCAGCTGAATACTAATCCAGCGCATTAGATTTTTTCACGACGGAATGTAATGACTTTATGAACCATTGTGGTTTGTTTACCACCAGAAAAGCAACCAGCAGCTTCTTCTGTTGAGAAGTCGTCAATGCGGAAAAATTCCCAACCTTGTGCTGCATGTTCATCAACTAGTGCTTGCAGATAATCGGCAGCAGCAGTTTGAATATTTTTTTTCTGTGCAATGACGTGTGGTGCTGCTTGAATCATCTTGTATTCGTATTTCATATAAAACTCCTTAGGTGTTAAGTGGATGAATGATTTTATTTCTCAAATCATTATTTTTTTGATTTAAATGTCATATAAGCCTGATCTTTATGGGTTGGCTGCTGTGGAAAAGCAGGCACTAAAAGTTTTTCTTCAACCAATACTGATATATGTCGACCTAGTGCTGAAACAGTCATTCCAAGTAGATCTGCCAGTGCGACTTTTGCAACGTATTGCCCATCACAAAGAAGCAGTAATAATTCTTTAACTTGTTCAGGTCTTTTTTTCTTCAAATGATAAAATCTAGGATTAACAACGTTTCTTAATTGTTGTTCGTAATCTGGATTCAGTTTTTTTAAATCATCAATGACTTTACCCAAATCATTTTGGATTCGCCCTTCGTCATCTCTATACACAAATTTAATTTGTCTTGATTCAAATATAGCATTATCTTGAGTATTAGCTTGTGCGTTAGCTTGTGCGTTAGCTTGTGCGTTAGCTTGTGCGTTAGCTTGTGCATTAGCTTGTGCATTAGCTTGTGCATTAGCTTGTGCATTAGCTTGTGCATTAGCTTGTGCATTAGCTTGTGCATTAGCTTCTTTTGCTAGCTTTATTTTTACAACTCTGGAACTATAAATATCCGTAATGTCAGACTCTTTAATCCATGGCAGGACATAATATTTTTTCTTTCCTTCACCTTTACCAATTAACCAACTTTTTTTAGCGAGTTGTGGTAAAGCAAGTGATATGTCTCGTCCTGTAAAAGAGTTGCCCATATTTTCAGTAAGCAAAGCGTGATTAATCCAGCCGTTATTCAAAGCCGCATAAATTAGAATGTTTTTGTAGAGTGTTCTTTCTTGTGAGAACTCTTTCCCAAGTTCAGATTGTAACTGACGAATAGCAGATAATGTTGCTCCATCTTGTAGGGTTAAGACAAGATGTGTAGATAAATGATCTGTCCAAAGTTCTGGTTTCGTTAATAATTCTCTGACCCAGTTCGTGAATATTTTTTCAATTCCTTTTCCTTGACGCTCGCATAGACCAACTACCCTAAAAATATTATGAATAATAGCGTTTCGGCAAGTTGATTTCTGCCCATGTATTGCTTGTTCAATACTGACTAACATAGCACCTGGATTTTCAAATGTTAATTTATTTGATGTTTTGACTATCTTAAGTGTGATTTCATCATTGAAATAATCAGAATGTGTGAATAAATTCACTAATGCTTCACGCAACGCCTCTGTAATTTCATTTTCCTCTCTTCTTGTTAAATTATTTAGTTTAAAGTGACTGTTTTTAGCTACATCAAATAACAATGCGGATGTTTTTAAATAAAATTCAAATAAATTGCCATCTTCTAAATCATCACAAGTAAAGCGAGAGGAGTAACGTTCATCACCTTGGATATCCTGATAGTCAAGAAAATAATGGGGAAATAATTGACGAATGATGTGAAGTTGACCAAAAACTAAGAGCCCAGCATAAGTCAGTCCTTCTTCATTAGTTTCTAAGTTTTTTGAATAAGCATTAATTCTTTTTAAGAACGATAAATCATCAAGTACTAATAATGGGCTCGTTGAATTATAGTTTTTAAGAAATTGGCGATATTTTTGCAGCGTATGTAAGTTAATTTCATTAATACCTGTATGAGGTATTATTCTACTATCTTGGTTATTTTTAGTATAACTTGACAAATAGTTTTTTAACTCATTAGCCTTTAGTTTATGGTCACCAGTATTCAGCCGAACGTAAGAAAGTCTGGGGTCATTATTAAGATGGACTGGAATATCTGCTTTTTCTGCTTTTTTTACTCTTACAGCAATAATCTCAACAGATATATTATTTATCTGTTTTGTAATAGTTTTAATATCATTATTTGATAGATTATTAATACTGATCTTTTGCGCTCCTCTCATTTGACTAAACATATCATCAATGATTTTTTGAGAATTTGAAACGCCAGTAATAGAAAAATCCTTATCTTGCTCACTCACGCCTAGAATGATAATTCCACCTTGAGTATTAGAGAATGCACTATATGTTGCCCAAAAATCTTTTGGGAGAGAGTTTGCTGACTTTTTACATTCAAAATATAGCTTTTCTTGAATTGAGAGAGTATCTTCTAAAATATCTTCTATTTTTAACCAGAGGGAATTGAGAGTTTTCATTTTGTTTATCTCTAATATCAATTTAAGATTAAATGTTACGATACAAATAAACTTACTAATGATTTCTACAGTATTAAATAATTATTCTTTAATATAACAGTTGGGCACAATGGATTGTTAGAATGCTTTCAGTAAATGATTATTGCGGTATTTCACCCGTTTCTATCATATAAAAAAATTGATCTTCATAGATTAATTTTATGCCAAATTGTTCTGCTTTGGCTAATTTACGGGGACCAATTGTTTTTGAATTTTCGCAGGCGACAAGGTAATTAACATTAGGTGATACGTCACCAACAACGCGTAAATTATTTTCATTTGCTAATTTTATAAGCGCATCTTTTTGTGCTTTCTTAAAACCAGTAAAACAGAACGTTGTAGAATGAGTTCTTAAAGTCTTACACTGGGAGCTTAAAGTCTTACACTGGGAACTAATTAAATCAAAGAATTTGTTTTTAATCTCAATAGGAATATTATCAACAAATTCTTGAGCTTGTAGTAACGTATCAAAATATTTGATGACTCTATCTGTTCTAAAAGTTAAGTATCGTTGATAATCCTCACTCATGCCAGAAAAATAGCCATTATTTTTCTGGTTAATGTTTTTAATAAAATATGCCTTAATTTCTTTATGTGTATTTATGTAAACAAAGCATTTATCCATATGCATTCCTACAAATCCTTCGGATTAATTGGTAGTACTCTTATAAACTTACCTCGAACAACTGCGGTATTAAATAATTTTTCTGTTATATCAAAAGGCGGGTAAAGTGGGTTATCTGATAATGCACGAATGACACCTGTTGGAATGCGTTGTAATCGTTTAATGTAAGTCTCACCATTCAAATCAAATACATAAACACCTTCACCGACATAGGCGTTAACATTCACATCAACAAAGACAATATCACCTTTATTAATCGTAGGTGCCATGCTATCTGTCGGGATATTAATCAAGTAAATGCCTTCAGATGTTCTTCTACCAATAATTTCAAGTAAGCCCATTTCTGAAAAGTAAATCGATCTAATAACATCTGGATAATCAGCATTGCTAAAACCGTTATACCCCGCAATCGCAGCCACAGATAAGTGGTCTACTTTCACTTTATATTCTGCGCTAGGTTCACTGACAACAAGCGAAGTATCACGTGAACCCTTGCCCGTTTTTAACCAATGAGCATCAACACCTAGTGCAGTTGCTATTTCTAAAATTTTTGTAGTATTGCCTCCATTTAAAATTTTACCTATTGCTTGTTGGGAAATTCCAACTTGTTCAGCTAACCACTGTTGAGATAAGCGCTTTTCAGATAAAACTTTACGAAGACGAACAGATAAATTTTGCATAAAAATTCCTCTTTTTTGTATTTTACAACCTAAGTAGTATAAATAAAATCAACAGTGGTTGTTGATTTTTGGTAAAATTGGTTGTAAATTACAACTATGCTGGTTGTTATTTACATTTTTTAGTTGTTTTTTCCATAAAAGGGGAAAGTATGTCAGGAATCAAAAGAGTTATTAAAATTTGTGGAAACCAAAAATCACTAGCTAGTATCTGTGGCGTGAGTCAACAAGCGGTAAATAAGTGGGCTAAAGGTGGAAAAATGGATGTGAAATATATCCCTGCAATCATTAAAGCCACAAATGGCAAGGTGACAGCAGAAGAAATTCGCCCCGATGTTGATTGGGCGGTGATTAAAGGCGTGAAGTAGTGAAAGGTGTGTGTATGCGAACTATTCCAAATAATCCCGAAGCTTTGGCTCAATTGCAATCGCTAGTTGTTTCATTATGTCAGCATGTTGGTGTTGACCCTGTGATTTTAGCAGATTGTAGTGAGATTGAAGATGAGCGGCAAAAAGCGTTACATCAATCAATTTATGTGAATACGCAACTTGCAAAAGTTGTTGAATGGGCGCACGAGAGAGCCGCCATGTCGGCGAGTCTGCAAGGGTTGCCAGAAGAACAGAAAAAAGATGCCTTGTGGGGTTTGCCTGTTTGTCCTGTGCCTTTTTCTGTTCTTGTTGCTCTGCTAAAAGATGTAAGTCCTGAATTGCTGGATGATAAAAATTATCTAATTCATCAAACATATTTAACTCCTGTGTTGTTAGGGATAGCCAATCATTTAGGGAATTTAACGTTTTATTCTATTAAAGCTATTTTGGATCAGCATCAACTTATGGGGATAGCCAAAATTGAAGAGGCAAATTTACCAAAAGATAGTGAGCTATTAGACGGTATTAATCAATTCATTAAAACGTTTTTTATTAAATAAACAAGGTGTGTGTATGTGTAAATGTCAAAAACAAAACCCCGACAATGCAGGGTTTATCAAAATTAAAAGCGTGGTTGTTAATCTTGTCGTGGAAAAAACATTTCAACAACCTCGCCGAATTCGTCAAGTATGTCATGGTTGCCATCGGCTAGCCTTGCTAGATGCGTCAACGCATTTTTGCGTATCTTGTCGCTTAAAGCAGCATCTTGCTCACAAAGAACAAGCAAAAGCGTTTTTAAAATCACTTGCGTTGCTGTCAGTTGATAATCTTGACGAATTAGCAATTGCGACAAGTCAAAGTACTGTTCTTCAAGAATTGCAAGGCGTTCTTCAATCGTTAACTCGTCATCACGAGCGTTTATATCATTTTCATTTAAGTTCATCTGCGTGTTTCCCAGAAGTTATTCAAAAAGGTGAACAATATATTAAAGCATTGAGTGAATTGATCAACTCATTAAAACAAGAGGCTGTATGAAAATAGGTGAAGCTTTCAAAGTAAGAGGGCTTGCAAAATGCCCATTGTGTGAAGGTGCGTTAAGTGTTTCGAACTCTAAAAGTGAATCATTAATTTTATTTAATGGTGATCTTGTTTGTTGTAACCCTAGATGTAGAAAATTTGAGTGCAAGTTCACACTGTATTTACACGATTTTAAGACTTTTGGCGAAGCAAAAGAAACACCAGAAATTTCAACGTGGACAAAGTCACTTAAACAACAAAAGCTTGTTGACGAGCGTCAGTTAGAAATACTAACAGATTAATTTCCATTAATTTTCATTCATAAATCAGTCACCGTTTTCTTTGAAAAATTAAAGCGGTGGATTTTTTCAACCTAAATTTAAGGAATTGAACAATGATTAAACAAAAAAGAAATCAGAAAGTGACAGAGAAAAACAAGCAAAGAGTAAATGTTTTCAAGCTACAACAACGTGTTGAGAGTTTAGAAAAGCAGTTAGCACTACAACTTCGCATCAACGCAAATCAAGTGAGTTTCAACGATATGCGCATACTCAATGAAACAGTGGCTTATGAAAATATCAGCGAGTTAAAGAGCGACGTGATTGCGTTAAAACAAAACATTGTGAAACGTGCAATCAATCGTTTTTGGGCGTTTTTGGGTAAGTAAAAAAGAGAAAAGGGGGCAAATATGGCTTTCACCGATTTTCCAGTATTTGAGAAAACAAGTCCAGAAATCAATAAACAAGGTATTGCAAACGCGCGTGTAAAAATGAACTGGGAACCTAATCCAGCAGTGCGACAGTTCAATAAGTTCCGTCGTGAAAATCCAGCGACACTTATTGAGATCTTAAAGCTTATAAGGTTGGAAGTGAAAGACAGTCTTGAGGCATACACGCCTGAAGAGCGCGTCGAGATTGGAAAAGCACTCAAGGTATTCAAGACATTTAGTGCCGCTTTTCCTATTCCAGTCAGTATGAACGACTTCATAAAACTGTAGAGGTGAAGAATGTTAGTCATCAATAAGAAATTAACGGCGCAAGGCATTGCACTTGTTGCACAGTTGCACAGCGAGCAATCACGCGCTTATACAACCCTTTGTGAGCAATATTATCACGCATTAGAAAAGGGCGATATTGAGAAAGCAAAAGCGGTTTATCAACAAATGTTGGAGCAACATCAAAAACTTTTTAAGAGTTGGTTTGAAATGAAAACAGGGGAATATCAATGGAATTAGAAGGCTTGGTAAGAGTGCTTTTTATTAGCGCGTTAGTGTTGGGAATTGTTTATGTGATGTATGTGATTGAGAAAATGGGAGAGTAAAAGCATGAATATGGACAACATGGTGATCAGCTTAGATTGTGGCGCAGAAGTGATTATTCAGCATAAAGATAACAAATATCAGTTATTTGAAGTGTTGGAATATATTGAAAATCACGACACACCGTGGAGCAAAGGGATGTCAATTAGACCGATTGGCGAAGAACACAAAGATATTAATCAGGCGTTGGGCGAATTGCTTTATTTTGCACTGAACCAATACGAAACGCTTGCATTAAATGAAATGAGTGAAGTCGTGAAAGCAACAATGAACAAGATTGAAGAATGGTTCAAGTTGCATAGTGAATATTTAGCAACGTTATAGAAAAGGAGAATGAAAATGAGCAAATTTGATTTAGCAAGAGCGTTAGCGGGGGAGCCCGTGCGTTTGCGTAATGGTAAAAAAGCATTTGTTGCTCACCGTTTACCAGAGGGCGTGATTAATGCTTGAAGACGCCCGCTTTTTTGCAACATGGAACGATGCTTGCGCGTGGGTAGACTTAGCAAGAAGTGTGCGAGAGATGTAATGTTTGATGCGGTGTTAGACAACATTAACTGGATAGCCGATCCAGTTAAACCAGTGGTGAAAGTTGAAGAAACGAAGAAAGAGCCGTTTTTTCAACGTTCGCCAATGGTAAAAGCATCAAGAGCACTTGACGGTATGACACCTTATCAGATTGAGTTATTCAATTTTGATGAGTTGTCATTCCCGCACGTGAACAAATATATAGCCGGTTTGCCGGATTATTTAACGAAATATTTTGTTAAACGTTACATTCGCACATTCAAAGCCAAAAGCCGTCGTGATGCGAATTTGTGGATTCGCGAAGTCATGGATAACGGGATTTTGGCGCGCGTTGAGGGCGTGATGAATCGTTACCCGATCTCAAAAATTATCAATAAAGCAGACGGCACAATCTATACATTTAATCAATTTGAGGGGGGCAAACTCAAAAGAAAAACAGTGGGTTTAGATGAATTTTCTATTAATGATGTAGAGAATTTTTCCAAGTCTATTGCTGCAGATATCGAAGAATTAATCATGCAGTTTGAAGACAAGTACATCAAAACAGAAGTGCAGAACGCAAGAACAGAAGAAGAAATTGACCGTATTTTTACCGCACTTTATCAAAAAATGGCGTATTACACGCAGTTAAAAGGGGTAACACCGCCGTTCTACCATCAATTCAAAGAAGGCTTGCTTGACGAAAACAGAATGAACATCGCAATGGAAAAGATGCGTTGTGAAAAATGGTGGTTTCGTCAGCTTTCGACTATTCGCTCACGTATTCGTGAGCATTTAAATATTGCCGTTGGTGCAGTGCAGAAAAAAGCAAGTCCCTATGCGAGCCGTGAGGCAATCGCAGAATGGCGTTTGCAAAAGCGAAAAAATACGCAGTACATCAAACAAATGGCGTTAGTGAATGAAGACGATGACGAGGAAATCATCGGGCTTGATGAAATGTTTTATAAAACCGTTTCAAATCCAGCCGTCAGACGTGCGGAATTAATGGTGCGTATGCGTGGCTTTGAAGAAGTCGCAAAACATCTTAACTATGCGGGCGAGTTCTACACATTAACCGCCCCATCTTCTTATCACGCAGTACATTCGCACGGTGGCTTTGTGAAAAACTGGAATTTTTCAAGCCCAGCGGACACGCAAAAATATTTGTGTTCGGTATTCGCAAAAATTCGTGCAAGTTTGAAACGCCAAGGCATTAACCCTTTTGGTTTCCGTGTTGTTGAACCACATCACGACGGCACGCCACACTGGCACTTGTTGCTATTTGTTGAACAAGACAAAGTAAATGCCATGCGTGCAACGTTTAAACGCTATGCACTGGAAGAAGACGGGGACGAAAAAGGGGCAGATGAACACCGTTTTACAGCGAAAGCAATCGACTGGGAGAAAGGCTCGGCAACAGGCTACATTGCGAAATATATCGCAAAAAACATCGACGGCTATGCGTGTGATGAAGACGTGGATTTAGAAACAGGCGAGAAGTTAAAAGACATGAGCAGAAATGTATCAGCGTGGGCGAGAAAATGGCGCATTCGTCAATTCCAACAAATTGGCGGTTCACCGGTGACAGTGTGGCGTGAGCTACGTCGCAAACGTGGTGGCGAAGTCGTGGGCGATGAGCAATTGACAAAATTAGTTGAAGCGGCAGACCGTGGGGACTGGGCTAAATATACATTATTACAAGGAGCGGGAATGCCGACAGTAAAACGTGATGACTTGCTGGCCCGCACTTGCTATGAAAACAGAAAACCAAATCAATATGGTGAAGTAAGCAAAAAAATCATCGGTTTCTTTAATCAGAAAGCAATTGAGTTCAAAACTATTTTAACAAGAACAACGGTTTGGAAGTTGATTAAGAAAGCCGTTGTTGAGGGGGCTTTAAAAAATAGCGGTCGCAGACCGCCTTGGAGTTCTGTCAATAACTGTACGGAGCGGGAAATCAGCGCAGATGAGTTTTCGCCGGATTATCAGCAGTCACAACTCGAAAAAGGCGAATTATTAACCGCAATTGCTAAACGCAAAACGTGGTTAGAGAAAAACAACATTGTTTTAACCCCACAAGATCAGATGATTTTACTTATCGGTGGCAAAGTGCGGTTAAAAACGAATGAGCTTTTAATGTTTAAAAACGGTGCGTTGATTAAAACTGGCGTGACGAAATGGGGGGCGTGATGAGTAAAGAAACAGTGAAGTTAGAAATCTACGCGGGAACAGTTGAAGAAAGTTTGTGGGCTGTGCAGTTTTGCTTTTTTTACGACAAAGAAAAGTGGGAAGAAATGACGAAAAATCAACAGATAATTGAGATTGAGAAAGAAGTCGAAAAGTATGTGAGCGTTGAGCAAGCAATGATTGAGAATGGTCCTGATTTTTATCGTTTTGAAGTCGTGACAGAAATCGGGAATCAGAAAAAATCGGTTAAATATGATGTGTTGAAAAAGTTATATAGTCGGCTTTATTCGTGGCAGAAGAAAGAACTGATGATGATTTATGCGAACACGTTAGTTGAGTGGAATTTGAAATGGGTAAGAGGTTAGATAAATGAGATATGCACTAGATAACTGCGATGCAGTCGATTTTTTAAAAACAATGGGTGATTCAAGCGTTGATTTAGTTATCACTGATCCACCTTATGAGTCATTAGAAAAATATAGAAAGCGTGGCACAACAACACGTTTGAAACAAAGTGCAGCATCAAGCAATGAGTGGTTCGAGATTTTCGGCAATGAGCGATTTGAAGAATTATTCACAGAAATTTATAGAGTGTTAAAAAAGAATAGCCATTTTTATTTATTCTGCGACCAAGAAACAATGTTTGTAGTAAAACCAATTGCGGAAAAAGTTGGGTTTAAATTCTGGAAACCGATTGTGTGGGATAAAGAGTGTATCGGTATAGGGTATCACTACCGTGCGAGATATGAATTTATTCTGTTTTTCGAGAAAGGAAAACGAAAATTAAATGATCTTGGTATTGCTGATGTAATTAATGTTAAGCGTATCGCGCGGGGTTATCCGACAGAAAAGCCGGTTGAAGTATCAGAAATTTTAATAAAGCAATCATCTGCAGAAAACGACGTTGTACTAGATTGTTTTATGGGGTCGGGATCAGTCGGCGTTGCTGCAGTGAAGTTAAAACGAAAGTTTTTTGGTAATGACAAAAAAGAAAGTGCAATAAATTTGGCATTTGGGAGATTGGAGGAAGTATGCAACAGACAATAACAAATGAACAACTCTTTGCAAAGTTGACAGCACTTGAATCACTACTTGCAAAGCAAAGAACTCATATTAACGAAAACAGCCGTGAATTATGGTCTGTGAGTGATATTGCGAAATACTTCGATTATTCAGACAGACACGTGCGCGGTGCAATTATCTGTGATCCAAAATTCCCAAAGCCAGTGCGGGTGCCGTCACAACGTGACATCAACAAACCTACCACTGATGCCCGCTGGTTTGCGGGGGAAGTGGTGAAGTATGCGGAAAGAAGAAAGGTTTAACTCAACAAAAGGAAAAATACTATGAATGAACAAGTAACAGAAAATAAATACTTCACAGTAAATATTTATGATGAAAACAGTATTTCATTTCACAAAACTGAAGAAGAAGCTAAAAAAGCATGTTTAAACGGTGCAGAAGAATTGTTAGATTACACAATAGAGATTGATGATATAAGTGTTTATGAATGTCAAATACATAATGCAGTTTACGGCGTTGTTCTAGGAAAAGCTGAGTCTAAAACTAGAGATTTAAACGAAGAGGAAAAACAGTCAAGTTGGTATGACGACATTGATTATATTGTTGAACATCCAAAGATTGTTGAATTTCCACAAGACAACGGCTGGATTAGTGTAAAAGATAAGCTACCGAAGAAATTCGATAGAGTTTTAGTGTGTCAGCAAGATTATAAGTGGGAGCAAAATTACATTCGTATTGCGTATTGCAACAATTCAGAAGGAACAGAATGGTGGGCTGATAACTACGACGGGACTGGTGGTGAGATTATTTTTAATGACGTAACTCATTGGCAACCACTTCCACTGACACCGAAAACAGAATAAGGGTTTAACAATGACATTAGGAAAAATTCAAGAATTGTTATTAAATCTTCGTGAAGTCATTGATGAGTTTAATAAGAATTGTATGCCAGATGGGTTCTTCATCTGCGAAGAACCAAACGGGATACTTATCATTACAGACGAAGAAACTAATACTCAAACACCTGTGAGTCAAGAGTTTATGAGAAAAACAAAATTGACAAGGAAAGAAGTAATGTTTTTGTTCAAAGAAAATAGATTTTGAATTAATCCAACAAATCAACAACTTCTTCTATATTCGGGGCATAGTATGTATTAAGTTGTAGAAGATCAAACCTAATCTGACAGTCCCCCGTTTAAAATTACCGTGTCTGTCAGATTAATTTGAGCTTAAATTCTTTTCTACCCAAATCC